TACAGATGATTGTGGTAACGGATTATATTGATATGCAGGTGTTGTAGGAACTGCTGCTTTTGCTGCTGCGATCCTAGCTTCTGCTGCTTCTTCAAATGCACCCATTACTAACCCCTGAATTCCAAAGTCCTGAAGGACTCTAAGTGTTGAATCAGCAATTGCTTTTTTACCATTCTTTGTAAATTCCCAACGAGGATCTTGACGAAGTTCTTTTTCAAAATCGTAAATTGATTTAGTAGCAAGTTTGCCATCTGGAAGAGTATAGGCAAGTGCGCCCCTAATCTTAGGATCAAATAAATCTACAGATGTGTAAGGTATCTCAAGGATGTTACTCATAGATTGAATATAAGGATCAGCTAATGTTTTAACATCAATACCCGCTTTAATTTTATCGGCTAGTTGTGGAAAAGCAGAGGCTGCACTATCTCTAATAGAGTTTAAAACAGTATCTTGACTTAATTTACCAGTAACTATTTGTGTAGCATAATCACCTGCTGCTTGGTCTGAAAGCATAATACCATTTCTAGCAGCAAAGTTCTTTACCTCTAAAAAGTTTTTACCTATAGGTCCTTCTGGTATACCTTCTTTTGCTACCTCTTGAGCACCCGCTAACAGATTAGTTTTAATTTGCTCTGTAAGCCACATCTTAGGATCTAAATTATCTGCGGTAAAATAATCAGTGCTTAGTAATTCACCATTTTTATAGGTGTATTTAATAGTTGTTTTAGTAGTGCCGTCTTTGCTCTTATACTTATTTCTAAGAGATGGTAGATAAGTTGCTATTTCAACTTGAGTAGCATCTCTTTTATAAAAATCTTTAAAAACATCATTGATTTTATCTACTAATGCTAGATCATCTGGCATATTTCTGGATGTTTGAACCTGTGTGTAAACACCAGATTTTTTTGCTTTAGTTTCTGCTGGCGTAAATCCAGACATATCTATTCCGAGACCTTTAGCGAAATCAGATACCTCGGGGCTAAGAGTAACTCCTGTAGGTCCAGCCATTATTCACCCACCTTTGGTGTTAAGTATCTATCAACTATTAAATCTTGAGATAAGAATCTATCGTATAAATAAGCAAAACCTAGTTTATCATCTTGTTTCAATTTGTTTACCATTCCGTCATAAATAAATTTTAAATCTTCATTTGCTTTCGCATCAATAGATTTTACATCTCTACTAAGAAGATTCTGGGCAATTGCTTTTCTTATATCAAGGTAAGCTGACACTGATTTCCAAGTTGCAGAATTTTTATTATTCTTCATAAATGTTTCATCTTGAAGAATTGTGCTAAGACCTAGAATTACTTTGTTGGTTTTAGATCCATCAGAATCTAGATAATCATCACTCCAAGCTGTTTGAACATATTGACCAGTTTTTTTATCAAAAATCGGTTTACCTTCAGGATCTGTTTGGATTGATAATTTTCTAACGTATTCTTTCTTTATATAGGCTAAGTCTTCAGCACCAGTTTGTTGTGTTGATGAAAGACCTCTTGCCTGTAATTGATTATCAATAAAATCAGATAATTTATTATATTGAATCCATCCTTTTTCAGCCTCATTTTGTCTTTGAGATTCAATAGGGCTTTGTGATGATAGGAATGTTTCAGATGAACCTGGAGATATTTTTTTCTTGTATAAAAAGTTATATGCGGCTTGAGAAAAATCATAGCCAGTTGGGTCATTGGTTACTAGACCAATCAACTTAGGATTAATCTGGGTCAATTCTGTTATTAGAGAAGAATACTTTTTAGTATTTTCAGCAGCAATTACAGATGATTGAACTCCTGTAGGGTTTTTAGATAAACTTGCTGAAAAAGAAAAGTACTCAGGATAGTCATTTAAGAATTTAGCATCAGCATCAAGGCCATAGATTCTCTTATACTCTCTTGACTTATCTAAATAGTATTGATAAGGGGTATCAAAGCGAGGTGCAAAAGGCATAATCAAGTTAGCGTAAGTACGCATCCTGTAATAATCTTTGGTCATATCCATAATTTTATCAAACTTAACTGCTGGTTTACCATCACGCTTTGCGTTCTGTTGTTCAGTTTTCCAAATCAATTGGAATGTTCTAGAGAATTGCGGATCATCTAATCCTGCATTACTGGTTAGTTGTCTTTGAAGAGCAGGTGGTAAAAATGCAGATATTGCATTTTTGGGAAGACCATAAGGAAACATTCCCTTTAAAGAATCTTGTAGGGTTGGTTGATCTTTAGTTAACTGAGCCACAGGAACAGCAACATAAGGACCTACTGGAAATATATCGGCAAATAAATTTGGGTTACCAGTATTGTAAAGAACATCTAATCCACCCTGAAATATAATATCTAAAGATCCTTTAGGAATACCAGCTCTAGTTAAACTTTCAAGTCCTGGAATCTTGGTGAGACCTTTTGGTAAGTCAAGCCAGATAGTATCATTACCTTTTGTCTGTCCAACTGGAACCTGATTACCATCTTCATCTGTTACAAGGCCAGATCTATTGGGTGATTGCCAGACAAGATAACCTTTATTTACAATAGATGGATCGGCTATTGCTAGTTTCATCCAAGTTTTATAAGCATTTTCTTGCGCTGAAAAGAATGGGTTAATATATTTCATAGCTGTAGCAAGATTAGTTTTACGTTCAATATTAAAAAGAATATTTTTCATTTCCCGTAAAGCAAACTTGTGTGCTTGAGACATAATAGCCTCTTGATCTGCTATGCCTACAATTTCATCTTTAAGACCTGACATAATATCTAATCTACGCTTAGCTTCTTCACGATACAAATGAATGTAAACTGGGTTTCTAGCAAAAGCATCTTCAGGCATAGTTGCTAACAGTTTAAATAAACCGTTAATTGTTTCTTTAACTTTAAATTTAGAATTATTTTTTATAGCATCTTCAAGAACGTGACCGTGAATTAGAGGCAAGGTTGTAGGATCTTTGAAGGTTGACCTTAAATCTTCAGGTGTAATGTCTTTAATTTTACTACGCAGATTTGATGATACTGGTAGATATTGATCTAAAAATCCATTTATCTTATTTACGTATTCTGAAGATTCATCTGAAGATATAGATAGCCTTCTTCTTAAATCTCTTCCATCTGAAGAACTTTTTAACCAACGAGTAATGTCATCTATAGTATCTCCAGCAATAATTTTATTTACTACTGCTGAGTTACCAAACTGTGTGCGTAGTGTCTGCGCCCATTGATCAAAATATGCAGGGTCTGTAGGTTTGACTACGCCAATTCCTTTATATGCAAGATTACGTTTATATAAATCTGTATTGCTATCAACCATACGTTCAAATGAGTTACCAGATGAAGCAATACGGCGGAACATATCGCCTAATGGACCACCAAAAGCATCATTAAGATCATAAACTTGACCATCAGATGTGGTTACCCTGTAAGAACCAGTGCCAATACGTTGTTTAGGTTCTGCTTTTGGGGAACGATTAAGTACGTCTGTATAATGCTGATATATAGATTCTTTTTCTTCTCGTAAAAGTTTAAAAGTATTAAGTTCACCAGCAAGATCTAGGTCATCTGGATTTAAAGATAGTTTAGCTTCTAATGCTGATATACTAGACTTTAATTTATTTAAATCATCTATAACTCTAGTACTTGATTCCTGAACTTGTTTAAAAGTCATACCGGAATCTACTGCTCTATAACTATCAATTAAACGAGAAGGTGTTTTTACTTTATCTGTAATAACATTTTTAAGGCCAGGACCTAAATGGCGTAGCTGAGCATAGGCTCCTATAGAACCAGCAATACGCAAAGATGAATCTACAGTGTTACGAATGGTATAACCTAAACGTAATAGAACTGCTGCTTTAAACAGATCCTGTACAAGATCTAGTGAGTTAAATACGGGGCTTGTAATATCGTCTATTAAATTTATTTCTCTAGCGTTACGTTTTAATAAATTATCTAATACATCAAAATCCATTAAAGGTAAATAGTTGGCAGTTTGAGACTCTAATTGAGGAATTCTTAAAACAGATCCGTCTGTATCTACCATAAAGCCTTTATCTTGAATAGACTTTAATGCTGAAGTTCTAGCGCCATCATAATTGTTGTAGATAGCATCGGCTTTTTGTTGGCTAACACCATATTTTGCTGCAAGCGCTTTTACTGCAGAAGACTCAAAACTTTTAGTTGCAGCAAATTTTGCCTCAGGTGTTGATGCTTTCAAAAAGTCATCAAGTAATTTTTTACTTTGTTCTTGGGTAAAAGCACCAAGACCATTAAATTTTTTGGGAACTAATTTACTACTAGAAGTTGGACCTAGTCTATTAATATTTGCTATAATTTCTCTATAAGAATCTGGATCGTTAAAATCTACTAATCCTGCTGGGCGTTCTCCCTGAAGATAAGATATTTTTTGATACATAATATGAAATGGAGTAGGTTGGTAAATTTCAATCCTAGGATTGCCTACTGCTTCATCATAAAATTTAAATGCTCTAGCTTTTGCAACAAAATCTTCTGCGCCTTGTAATATTTTACCAGTAGTGCGAGTTAAGGCACCGCCACCTTTACCAACTTCCATTAAGTCAGCAAAGTATTTATCATTTGCTGCTAAGGATCTATAGTTAGACAATACCTCATCTGCTACTATTTTACTATCATTTAAAAATGGAAGCATACCTGAACCATCAGGGGCGGCAAATAATTTAAACTCATCTACCACTGATAATTTACCGCGCTCTGCTTCTAGAGCATCAGTTATATATTTTCTCTGTAAACGTAAATCATCCATAGCCTTTGGATCACCAAGTGCTGAACGAAGAATAAGTGCTGTTTCATCTACATCTACTGAATCACCTAATAGATGTGCTAGTAATCCTGGGTTAGATGAAGACTTAACCATAGGATGAGATAAAGCATAGGTAGAAGTATTATCTGTAAAATCTTTTAATACTTTAGTAAAACGATTATCTACACCATATTGTGCTTTAGTAATATCCTCTGCTGCTTTAGCTACAGCATCAGCATTGCTTAATTTACCGACACCAAGTGTGCTTGCCTTAATAGCCTTTAAACCTTTACCAACACCAAAACTTATATCACCAAATATTTGAACACCAATATTTGCGGTTTTTTCTACAGCGCCATAGATGCCACCTTTAAAAGCGGCTTCTCTTTCTCTTGGATCATAAATATTAAATTGTGGATCGTAGGACATTCTACCTGCTGCAACACCACCAGATGCAAATGCTTTACCAAAATCTATTTCTTGTGCGCCTTTATAGGCTTTCTTCCAATCATCAGGATTAAAAAAACTTGCTTTTCCACCTGATACTTCACCTTGCATTAAAAAGTAAGTAGATGCTGGTTCTCTAATTATTTCTTGATTTGCTTTATATAAGAATTCACCAGCAGTGGAAATAAAGTTAACACCTTTAGCCACGCCTGGAACTTTATAAATTGCTCCACCAGCAGAGGCAAAAGGTTTAATTATATCTGTTCCTTCTTTTGCCCAAGCAGTTTTAAATGTTTGAACGAAACCATTATACTCGTCATCATCATTCCAAGGAGCTGTGCCAACATCTAAAGCAAATCTTGATACACTACCTGTAGCCTCTGCTAAATCTCCCGTAAAGTTAAATACACCCTTAGCGGCATTAGATGCTACATCACCAATTCTGTTCCATACACTCACAACTGATCCTTTACTTCTCTAATAGCTTTGCGAGTTTCTGGCGATGTATTAGGTAAATTTGATATATAAGTAAGAACTGGCATATAAGATGCAATAGATGTTTTAAAACTTGTGTCATCTGGTTGATTCATCATTAAAACTTCTGAACCAGCACCATCGCCGGTATCAACACCGTAAGTAGATGGTACATTAGTTTGTTCTGTTTCTGCATACATAGGAGTTAATGTTTTCTTTGTTGCTAAACCAGCAGGTCTACCACCTACATTATCTGCTACACCACGAGTCTCTGCTTTAGGTGCTGCTGTATTAAGTGCGGCAGTTTCTTTACCTTCGCTATATGATGTTGAACCTAAATTTAATTGATCTGGTCTTGTTGAATATTTTCCTGGACCTGATGGCCCAGCCAGTGGGTTCATTGGAGCTTTAGCCATTAGTCCTCCTTTAAAGTTTCTAAGTCTTGCGAAAATTTTTGCCAAACTTTATCTTCTTGGCTTTTTTGATTTGAATGATAGACAGCTAACTGATGTAAGTCATCTGCTAAAGCATCTATAGCCGATGCTATATTTAAAACGAATCCTGTAGCGATTACAAAGTAATCAGACGTTCGTACTGGGCGATTAAGATTATTATCGTTATTCACCCAGTACTCCTGTCATTAAAATAATTATGCCTTTGTTCCTTTACGACCTGCTGGTGTGTAGCCGAACTTAACTTCTCCACCTGCTGGCTTGGCTGTATCCATCTTGCCTTGTACAGGCTTGACCTCTACAGACTTTTGAAATGTTCCCTTTTTCATTTTCACCTCCTTCTATTATGCTGCTCCGCCAATGGAGGCGAGTAGTTGTGCGATGTCAGGTCTAGGTCCAGCAGCAGGGGCCTCTCCGCTTTGTTGTTGTTCAGTTGGCTGCGAGGCAGGAACGGGGGCCGTTCCTACTGCTGGAATACTAGATTGTTCTGGAAGTGCCGGTGCTGTTGGTGCCACCGGTTGTGGTTCTGGTGCAAATGCTTTTTCTATAATAGTTTCTAATTGGAAACCTTTTTGTCTGCCTTGTATTACTTCGGCAATTCTCGTAATAATTTGAGATGGGTCTTGACCTTGGGCAGCAAGTGCGGGAATAGCTTGTGCATACTGAGCAACAGCAACCCTAAGAGAATCACGCATTTCTTCAATGTCAACTCTTTGTTCTTCTTGCGTAACATTTAACTCCATTGGTATTTCTCGGCGGACATAATCTCTTGATACTAACTTATCGCTACGCATTTGCAGTAATGCAATGATGGCTCGGTTAGGATCCATACCAGACATAATGCCGTAACGTACATCTACGCCATACTCGCCTTTAATATCACGAGATGGTGTGTATTTCATTGTATAAGGTGTACCGTCATCGGTTCCCTTGATAGTCTTAGTCATATTACCAAAGACAACCTCATCTACTTCAAAGCAAAGTGAGGTTAGTTCTTGGAATAATCTAGCAAACTGTGCTTGTGCTGCTTTAACTTGTGTATCAAAGCCAGCCTGTAATGCTTGAACTCCGCGACCTGTAACAACAGAGGCATCAATATTACCTGAACGAGATTCAGGGTAGCGAGAACCTAATCTTAACTCACGCTCTAGTACACCAGACTCTGTAAATACTCCTGCTGGTAGTTCTAGTGGAACTCTACGAATACCTTGTGGATTAGCAGATCTCATAATCGCATCAGGTCCTAGTGCTAACTCCTG